CTATTATGAATTTTGTTTGCCCTTTTTAGCATAAACGAAATGTTTCTTAACATTATCGTATGTTTCAAGCTTGCGCATGTAATTTATCAAGTGGTTCACGTCACTCTCTACCTCGTCTATGGAACATTTGTACATGTTTGCACACGCTTGCACGGCTGCGTGATAATTGTACCATTTGCCAGGACGAATTGGCCATTGTTTTTGTTTGATCAATTCCAAATTATCACTTAGTGCACCCAACATACAACTATAACTCATAGCTCGCATTTCAATGTTGTTGTTATTTACGTCAGATACTCCATTTAAAACTTCAAAACGTCTACACAATCTCACAAAGTCTGGTGAACATTCTAATGTATTGTTCATGTTGACGTAAATTAACATACGCAAGAAACTGCCTTGTAATTTGTTTAATACGGCTTTAGATTGCATATTAAAGTGACGCGCACTTTGTGTTTCTATTGATTCTTTAGTTAGTGTGCCGGATTTGCACACTATAATGTTGTCATCACCCAATACATACATTACGTAGATTGATGGTAAATGTAATTTAACTAATCTCTTTTTGACTAATAAATTAATGATTGCATTGCCTAATGAAGTGGTGGCTTGACCTGTGTGTCTGCTGGCGTCACCAACAAATTTTATATAAGCGCCTTTTGCCCTCCAATTAAAATGGACGGTATGCCACATGTCAACTACATGTGAATTGCCTCCTAAAATTTTGTATATTTCCATTTCAGTTTTGATGCAAGTGTGGTCAGTTTGTCTGTCTTGTTTGGCTAAATCATCTTCAGCAAATTGGACATCGTTATTTATTATTGTAATTTTGTTTAAATGGGCACTTATTTGTTGGGGCGTCCAACCATCAACGTAATGCACTTTGTCAATTAAACATCTTTTCAAATTTTCTTTGATATCTTTAAAGAAGCTGGCGAAAATACAAGTAATACCTTTTCGCTGCCACACTATTTGACGCACTCTTTGTTCATCAATAGTTTCGGGCATTTTAATGTCGCTGTCTAAAGTTAATAATTTTGTTAACTCTTTTGAAACGTCTTTCATACGACTTTCTAATTTATTGTGAATTTTGACTTGATCCATGCCTGAAAACTCTAAACCGTCACTGAATATATCGTGCAACTCTTTTGATATGTTTACTGAATCTGGTCTTTCTAACAACCAGTTTTTAATGCTGTCTGCATTCAGTGATACAGCGGGTAATGCTGCCACTGCTCCTTTTTTGAAATAAACTTCAGCAAAATCTTTTGCATCTTGGAATGGATCGTGCTCAACTTGCCTGAGTGTTAACTTGTTGCCAAATAAGTCTAATGCGGCTGTTGCATCTGCCAAATATCTTTTGATGTAATTTGGCTGAGCATGAGTCGGATACTTTGTCATGTAAGTTTTTGTCACATCTGCCAAACCACCAAACTCATCTTTTAACGAAAAGTTCATGTTTTTGTTAGGCAAGTTGATGATTCCTGGAACCAACGCAGTTTCATCATCATGAAAATTCATGACATGTGGGGCCGCTATTTTTACTAATAAGTCTTTTGTTGTAATGTCTCCACTTGTGTCAAAACCGACTAACTCATTTGTTTGACTTGCAGTTTCTAACTTATTTTCATAGTTAAATGGCAAGTCGGGTTCTACATTTTGGAAATTATTTAAACTTTCTATACTTTTGATTAATTCAAGGGTTCCGGGATATAATGCGTCTTCATCTCTCTTAGATACAGTTTTTTGTTTAACTAAATCATCAATTGTATTTACGGTGTTCAGTATATTTGCATCCACCACTACAGATTCAACAGTTTTTCCGATGTACTCCGCATACCCTGACCCAACTCTAGAAAATGATAAACGGGTGAACGTGCAAGAATCATAAAATTCATCTTTCCATTTAAAATCTTTCCATATTGGAAGGAAAACTTCATGGTTTATTACGCGACAAATGACCTCATATTCTGCTGCTGGATTTGTGTTATCTACAGCATCTGGTATGACAGCATTAATTTCGCGGGCAGTTAAGACAGGTTTGTTAATTTCTATTGTTTGTTTGTTGTAATCTATCTCTGTACTACGCAATTTTAATTGTTGGTGTTTTGTTGAATCATTTACAGGCAATGGTGATAAATTGTTGCCAATATTAATCCATTTATTATCGAATGATTTCAAAGCAGCCATTTGCACGTCATAATCCTGCTCTCCTAATTTAGCGCTTATAAACCTTAAAT